GCGTGCGCTTAGCCGCATTCACCGCATCACAAAATACACTTTAAAAATGGCGGATATCCATTTCCGCCGAATCACCAGAAAAGTGATAACAGAGGTTGTTGTGGCGGTGTTGTCACTCAGGCGCATGGTCAACCTGACAACCCGGTGCATTTTCTGGAGCAATGGAGGAAGCCCCAGCCATACTTACCGCCGCGCCATTTCGCGGATTGCCACAACCGGAAGCGCACGATCGAATTAAATTTAACGACAAGCCTTATATTCTCGCCGTGCGCTTTCGTGTTATGCCCTGACTTTTCAGGGATATGTTCTTTCAGTAAACTGTCAGTGCCGGATTCTTATCCGTGTCCGGCGCACGCGCTCTACCTCACCCGTGAATAAATTAATGATTAATTGATATTTTGTTGTTTGATTCAACTTTCCCATCGGATGTGTGATGCTTTAAATCACAGGAGTTAATACTGCTTGCTGTAAAATGATTTTCAAGGGGAGCTATTCGAATCCCTTTCTTTTTCATTAACAAGCCAAATCCTTTATTAATGATGTCCATTAATTCCAGAAAGTATTTTTCATGTAAATCCTGGTTATCAGAGAGCTGCTTCTCTTCGTACAGCCCGATAAAGGCTCGGCGTACGTTACCGGATATATTATCGATGGTTTCTTTTTCTACGGTACTCAGGTCAAGAGTGGCCAGTTGAGAACGAACTATATTCGCAGCCATTTCCTGGAATGGTAGTGGTAAATCTTTAAATTCCATCGTCAACCTCATCAGTCAGTGTTTCTGGTTAACCAGCGACGCGCGCCAGCTTCAGTTTTAAACGTTTTGCTTCTGGTATACGTCATCGCGGTAAACGTGCCGTCCTGGTTGGGAAACACGCCGCATACCAGAGATTCGTTGTTGCCAAGATTGAGCGTATCCATGTTGACCTCATTTCCCCTTAACGCCGGGTAGCGGAACTAAAAACCTGCTGCGCTGTTATACAAAGTGTTCCCGCCGTCATGTTCATACGCCTCGGGCTGGCTACTTAACCCCTGACCACTGCCGGGTAACTCGAAGTATTGCCCGGCGTTCTGTGGGACGGGGTGGGTACGCAATGAAGGTAACAGAAGTTACTCGTTGAGTCAATGCGTGTTCTATAAGTTACATAAAGGCGTGTGAAAAACCCGCAATATATGCGGGCTTTTGGTCAATCTAAGTATTGATGGATTTGTGAGACTTTACCTTTAATGGTGTAGCGACCATTGAGTTCTATAGGCTTGTAAAGCGGATTTAATGACAGTAGGTAGATGTTTGGGCCATCAATTGCGACTTTTTTCAGTGTTACAGTTGGTATTCCTTCTAGTTGGATTAGAACAATCTTTCCCGCCATCTCCCCAATGTTGCCAGAGCATGGAGTGATCAACACCGTGGAGCCGTCGGGGATCGTTGGCAAACCGTTAGAGTTTGTCATTGAATCTCCCTCAACGCGCAATAAAAAAGAGTTTTCAGATGTTTTTGTCATGACATCAACCCAATTCTTAATACCAGGGATTTCGGTTACTGGGTAGCTCATATCCCAGTAACCAGCCTGTTCCCACGTTAAAACGGGCAACCGGGTGATGTTGTCACTAAGGTAGGGGAGTTGATTCAATCGCAAATCATCGACTTGATCGTGAATATCTTTCCCATAAAGAATCCATTCAGGTGATTTGGAAAACAGTTTTGACAGCAGATGTAAATTCTCACCGTCCGGTTTTGTTGAACCATTTTCCCACTTTGTTACGGATACACGGGTGACGCCGATAGCCTTTGCAACCTGCTGTTGGGTTAGACCTATGTCTCTTCGACGCTTTCGGATGCGTTCGCTAATAGTAGTGTTCATGTAACCAATGTTACTACCAATGGATGTCACTATGGTTGACATTATCATGTAACTATTGTTACCTTTAGGTTCGGTTTTACAGGGGGAATTTATGTTTAAAGATGATGTCCTACGCTATTTCAAAAAAAAGCGGCTAGTAGCAGAGGCTCTGGGAATTTCACACGTGGCTGTTGTTCGGTGGAAATCTGTTATTCCAAAACTTCGAGCAATTGAGTTGGATGAAATTACTGGTGGTGAATTGAAATACAACCCAGAGCTGTACAAAAAGAAGAATAACACCTCGCACGAAATGAGGAATGATTCATGAAAATCAAGCATGAGCACATCCGCATGGCGATGAATGCCTGGGCATATCCTGACGGTGAGAAAGTTCCCGCAGCTGAAATAGCCCGGACTTATTTCGAACTGGGGATGACGTTCCCTGAACTGTACGACGACAGCCATCCGGAAGCCCTGGCCCGTAATACCCAGAAAATTTTCCGTTGGCTGGATAAAGACACCCCTGATGCTGTTGAAAAAATGCAGGCTCTGTTACCGGCGATCGAAAAGGCGATGCCGCCTTTGCTGGTGGCCCGTATGCGCAGTCACAGTTCTGAATATTACCGGGAGATCGTCGAACGACGGGATCGGCTGGTGAAAGATGTGGATGATTTTGTCGCTGTAGCGATCGCCTGGGGCACCCTGACTAACAGTGGTGGTCAGCCTGGTAATGCAGTTGTTGTGCATTGACCAACAATATTTATACCGGATTTCTTCCGGAAGTTCGTGGGTAAAGTTCGGTATCAGAAGAGGTGAGTATGGCTAATGCCTGGCTCAGATTGTGGCATGACATGCCAAATGACCCCAAGTGGCGAACGATTGCCAGGGTATCAGGACAGCCAATCGCAACAGTGATGGCAGTGTATATCCACCTTCTGGTGAGCGCGTCACGAAATGTCACGACATGTCACGGCGTGTCACTACGTGGTCACATTGATGTCACGACGGAAGATTTAGCAAGTGCGCTTGATGTGACGGAAGACGTAATTGATTCAATTTTGCATGCAATGCAGGGGCGGGTTCTGGATGGTGACCTTATTTCCGGATGGGAAAAACGTCAGGTGCTGAAAGAGGACAATGGTAACGTTTCGCAAACGGCAAAATCCCCGGCAGAGCGTAAGAGAGCGCAGCGGGAGCGGGAAAAGCTGCGGAAACATAATGCTGATTGTCACGATGAGTCACGACGTGTCACGCATCTGTCACGACAAGTCACGACAGATAAAGATACAGATACAGAATTAAACCCCACACATAACGCGCGCGAGAGTATTCCGACCAGTGAGTCGAATGGTGCGCCGTTGCAGACAGCCGAACCTGAATACCTGGACGGCCTGAGCGAACCCATCGGGAAATTTTCGATGACTACTGTCTGGCAGCCGTCGCCGGATTTTCGACAACGGGCAGCAGTGTGGGGTATGGCTCTGCCTGAGCCGGAATTTACACCTGCTGAGCTTGCCGCATTCCGGGATTACTGGATGGCGGAGGGGAAGGTTTTCACGCAGGTTCAGTGGGAGCAGAAATTTGCCCGTCACGTGCAGCACGTCAGGGCACAGGTAAAACCAGTCAGCAAGGGGGTAAGCCATGCAGCATCAGGTGGCACGGCATCACGGGCAGTTCAGGAAATCCGGGCAGCACGCGAACAGTGGGAACGTGACAACGGATTTATCAGCAACGGAAATGGCCTGGAAGCTGTGGGAGCTTATGGGGGAGGTGTATTCGAACCGCTGGACTCAGAAGAACGGGGCCGCACCTTCGAAGCTCTGGATTGCCCAGATTGGTGCGATGACTGAACAGCAAATCCGTCTGGTCTGCCGTCAGTGCATGGACCGCTGCCGGGCGGGTGAAACGTGGCCCCCGGACCTGGCTGAGTTTGTTGCGCTGATTTCGGAGAGTGGGGCAAATCCATTTGGTCTTACGGTGGATGCCGTGATGGAAGAGTACCGGCGCTGGCGCAATGAATCCTGGCGATACGACGGGAGTGATAAATACCCGTGGCCACAGCCTGTGCTGTACCACATCTGCCTCGAAATGCGTACCAGAGGGATTGAGCGCCAGATGACGCAGGGTGAGTTAAAACGACTTGCGGAACGGCAACTGACGAAATGGGCAAAGCATGTTGGTAACGGGATGAGTGTTCCGCCAGTGCGACGACAACTGGAAGGGGCGAAACACCCGAAAGGGCCAACGCCAATTGAACGGCTGAAACAGGAATACGAACGCCGGAAGGCTGCTGGTTTTATTTGAATCTGGGAAACGATTTTGTCGGAGGAAATTTTAATGGAAACCGTATTTGACGCACTGAAAGCACTGAAAAGAGCCTCTTCACAGGTAGTGGCGGCCCGCCTTGGAATCAGCCGTGAAGATGCGGTCAACGAACTGTGGAAACTGAAGCGCCGTGGTGAAGCGGATAACAAGGGGTCGATGTGGTGGCTGACTCAGGCAGGTGAAAGTGAACCAGTGTCACCGGTACCGAAAGTGACAGCGCAAATGCTGACTGAGGCGATTGAACAACATGGCCCACAAACGGCGGATGAGCTGGCACTTATGTTCGGGATTACCTCCCGCCGGGCGAATTCATCGCTGGCCATGGCAATCAGCAAAGGGCGTCTGATTCGCGTAAATCAGGGCGGTAAATTTCGTTACTGCATACCGGGCGCTGATTTACCGGCAGAGCCGGAAGCTGCATCCGTAGCGGAAACCGATGGTAAAGCCTTTCCTCAGCCAGCAGGTGTTGCGTTACCAGTCCGGGAAACGACGACACAGGAAGAAATGAAAACAGAAATCGTGGAAGACATTGTGAAGTTACAGCCATCGGTCACCGAAACGAAAGCAGATGACCTGATTCTACCATCGCTGCATGTGGCTAACCGCGAGCTGCGCCGGGCAAAAGGTCAGGTTCAGAAGTGGGAGCGTGTCTGCGCCGCGCTGCGGGAACTGAACAAACACAGGGATATTCTCCGGGATATTACCGCCACCAGAGAGCTGCTGCGGTGAGTGGCTGGAAGAAGTGGCGCTGGGCGGAAATTATGATACTCCGGCAGTGTGCGGGAACGATGACAGTCGAAAGCATCGGCAGTCTGATTGGCCGTAGTGGGGCTGCCGTCAGGACGAAAGCGCGGGAACTGGGTATCTGCATGATGTTACGGGGTGATTATCACCAGTCAGCCAAATGTTCACAGCGTGATATTGAGCTGGCGCGGCAACTGCATCAGCGTGGCGTACCCCGACGGGAAATTGCCGAAAAGTTTGGGATGAAGTTGGGCGCAGTGAATAACTACGTTTATTTCGACAGGAGGGTTCAGGCGTGAGGGTGAGAATTTATATCGCCGGTCCGATGACGGGATATGAAAATTTCAACCGTGAGGCGTTTCACAAGGCGGAAGAAGCACTGAAACAGGAAGGGCATACCGTATTAAATCCCGCAGTACTTCCGGACGGGCTGACTCAGCCACATTACATGGATATTTGCATGGCAATGATTCGTTGTGTGGATGCGGTTTATATGCTGGAAGGCTGGCAGCGGTCGGCAGGCGCTAAGGCAGAGCTGGCACTGGCGGAGAAACTGGGGCATGCAGTTATTTTCCAGGAGGCAACCAGTGAGCGAAATTAATTACCAGGAACTACGGCAGGTGAAAGAGAAAGCATAATCCAGAACTGAATAATTAAAATCAGCACTGTAAATAAAATTTAATCCTTAACCGGAGGGATTCCTGCACCCTCAGAACATCAGGAGACCGCCCGGCAGGGCGGTAGTGAAATGCGAAAGTTCAAAATAATTATTGAAACGGGAATCGCCGGTGGAGATTTCGAGGATGAATTCGAAGTGAATGATGATGCGACGCCTGATGAAATTCATAACGAAGCAAAAGAAATTTTCTTTAACTACTGCAATTACTCATATCACGAAATAAAAGACGAAGAGGAAGAACAAAATGGCTGATTTTGGTTCAACTAAATACAACGTCAGTTTTGAAGAATGGCATGAACTGTTAATGGACTATGCAGAGTTACGTGGTGGCAGTGCTGCTGATGCTGAAGCATGGCGTGATGATTATGAAGTAGGAAAAACTCCGGTCGAAGCATATTGTGATGAGTGGGGCGATGAATGAGCGAGATTAATTATCAGGAAGGGCATGAAACGGCAGGGCAGGCAAAACCAGTTGCATGGCGATATCGCTACGTGAAAAAAGACGTTACAGACTTTCAGGGGAAGCCGTGGGCTGGTGACTGGAAATATGTACCGACAAAAGAGGATTGTAACGACAGGCCGAACTATGAAATTCAGGCCTTATTCATCGGCCCGCCAGTCCCGGTGACATCAGAAGGACTGGTTAAAGCTGTGCGCTTTTATGAACAGGTAAAGCGTGAGAATCCGCCAGTCGAAACAGGAGCATGGAAGGATGCTGTTGACTGGGTGCTCAGAGAGGCCTGCTGTGCTGCCATTCTGGGTAAAGCCGACAATCCACCAGCATCCGGCAATCAGGTTAGCGAATTAGCAATGTGGGTTAAACGGCTGGTCAGCCAACTGAAAAAAGCGAAGCCGGACTGCAAATTACCGGATAAGGCGATGGACTACCTGAAGCGAAACGGACTGATAAACGAGGAGAATATTTTACGATGACCTGGCCTGAAGCGTTCATAACGGTAGGAATTGCAATGGCGGTGGCGCTGGTGGTGTATTCGATTTGCCGCTGGGGATAAAAACGGTTTGCGGGGAAAGAAGAGTTAAGTAGAATTGCTGCGGGTGCTTGAGGCTGTCTGCCTCGGGCATGCCGACGTAAGGCAGACAGAGAAAAGCCCCAGTTAACATTATGCGTCTTGCAGGACGCTTAACATTAATCTGAGGCCATATCTATGACTTGCACACTTAGATTAGCCTCTTATGCGCCGAAAGGCAAGGAGCAGCAGGCTATGAAGCAGCAAAAGGCGATGCTAATCGCCCTGATCGTCATCTGTATTACCGTCGTTGTAACGGTACTGGTAACGAGGAAAGACCTCTGCGAGGTACGAATCCGAACCGGCCAGACGGAGGTCGCTGTCTTCACAGCTTACGAATCTGAGAAGTAAGAGACCCGGCGAGGGAGAAATCCCTCGCCACCTCTGATGTGTCAGGCATCCTCAATGCACCCGCACTTAACCCGCTTCTGCGGGTTTTGTTTTTTCCTGGCATTCTGGTTTACAATTCGCACGCCGGCCTGAACAACTGGCACCTGCTGTGTCACCGGAGAACCCGATGGCGCAACGTATAAAATCCCACAATTCTGAAGCCGTCCCGGCCATTAAGCGGGGGCGGCATTCGCACGTATTTAAAACCGACTGGTACCAGCATCCCCCATGCACTGAAGAACAGGCCGAATGGCTGATTCAGTGTTACCGCAGGCGCGGATACGAGGTTAAGAAAGCCATCAGCCTCGATTATCGTCACTGGATAATCTCTGTCAGGCTCCCTTATTCCGAACATCCACCGCGTCCGTCCCGCACATTCCAGCAACGTATCTGGAGGTAACGTGCGGGTATTACTTCGACCTGTTCTGGTGCCGGAACTTGGCCTGGTGGTCCTTAAGCCTGGACGCGAATCACGGCCTGTTTTTCATTGCGGCAGGGTGCTGGTGGAGCCGGAACCGA